TGCCAAAGCCAACTGAACACGCATACCCTGAATCAGCGGAATAACAAACTTCAAACCTTTATAAGTTGCAATCATTACCGCAGCAGCAGCAATATTCTCCGCAATAATCGGCAACAAGAAATTAAAAGCCTTCAGCAGATTAACCGCAATCTCAGCAAGGGTCTTAAAGCCCTCAAAAACAGCAGGCAAATACGGAACCAAAATTCCAATACCAACACCGATTTGGGCAAAGATAGCCGCCAACTGAGGCAACAAAGACTTAATCATTGGCTCAAGTTCAATAACAGCTTTAGACAAAACCGGAATCAAAGCCTGACCAACAGCGGCTTGCAAATTCTCAAACGAAGCAGCCAAACGAGTCTGAGCTGCAAACAAACTATTACCCTGCTCAGTGAACTGACCCTGAGCGTCACGAGTACGGTCAAGGAGCAAAGCCAAACGAGCCAACTGCTCCGCATTACGGCGAGCAGCACCCTGCAACTTAGACTGACCATTAGCAGCCAAAACCGCGTTAACTTCAGACTGCTTCATAGCGACACCGAATTTTTCAATCGGGTCATACTCGCCACGGAACAAAGCCGTCATACCAGTCAGAGCTTCAGAAACATCATAACCATAAGTAATAGCCAAGTCCGAAGCCAAGCCAACAAGGTTCTGGGTTTGGTCAGCAACATCGCCCATCTCAAACCCGGCCTGCTTAAGGACCGAACCCAAGAAGGTAGAAGCACGAGCGGCATCACTTTGAGACAAACCAATATTCTGTGCATCAACCGTGAACTGACGCATCTTCGTAGACAAGTCACCAAAAACAACATCCAAAGCCGCATAGTTACGCTCAAGGTCACGAGCCTGAATAACAGCCTCTTTAGCAAAATTCAAACCTGCCGTAGCAGCCTGAAACGCAACAACCGACCCAGCAGCAACACCGAAAGTAGCTTTTAGCTTAGAAACCGCACCACCAAGCACACTAAGCTGCTTAATAGCCGAATTAACTCCACCAGCGTTAAAGCTAGAAAAAATAGGAATATTAAGCTGACTCATTACTTAGCTCTCATCTTCAAATTAACGATACGGGTATAACGGTCCAAAACCTTACCAACCTCTATTTTAGCTGCCGGTAGTTTCTTTTCCGCAGTCGGCCAAGCATAACGAGACGCATTACCCTTCACCTTGCCACGAGCAGTCGCAAGATTACTAATCAAAGCCTTGCCCTGACCATTAATACGGTGACTACGAGTAACAATGTCTTTACCAAACAAGCGGATACTATACAACCGGGTACGCGGATACTTATTAACCGAAGTCCCAGACCTACCAGCCATATCAGCCATACCAGTAGCAGCCGAATTAACCCGCAAACGCAAAATACTGAACTTACGAGCCGAATCTCGTTTACGAGCCGGAGTCTGCACCGAAACAGACTTAGCCGGTTTACGCTTACCGCCACCACCCAAAGTAGCACCAGAACCCCAAGCAGTACGCCCCATATGTTGCATACCCGGAGTCATACCACCCAATTTAGGATTCTTACGCGGACCTAAAGGAGCAGTATTAGGAATCGCAGACCGGATAGCCTTCTGCATAGGCTTACCAATCTCTTTATAATCCCGTTTAATCTGCTTAGGCAGCTCCCTATCAATCTTTCGCAACTCACGAATCAACAAACGATAATCCGTCAACGACACAACCATGTCACGAGAAGAACTCGTAGTGTACTCACGCCTAACCTGCATAACACACCACCAATCTGCATCAAGTCTACCAAAAGAGAAACACCGCCCCGAAGGACGGTGCTCTCTATCTAGGCTCGTTCTGTTTCTGTGCTCTCGACACCAAGTACCGGCCCATCGTCCACAGCATCCTGTCAGATTCCGCCATCAGAACACTAGGAGCGATACCCGTTTCACAAGCTAGGGAAGCGATGTACCAATGTGTTGAAGAGTCCCCTAGCCCGACTATTTTGGGTCGGTCTCCGAAGGCGAAAGCTCGTCAACGGATTCAACCCAAGTATCAAAGTCGGACTTAGTTTTGCCCTGACGGAGCAAACTAGAGTGAGCAAGAAACAGTAGGTGAGTTAGTTTCATCTCTTTATCGAGACGAGCAACAGAAATATTAAATTTCTCTTCCAACTTCACCATGTCGATTGCCGAACAGGTAACTTCTTCGAATGTGCCGGAAACATATCCAACACGCAGGTTCATTCTCATTGTTTATCCTTAGTTTGTTATGCGGTTGCGCGGGTAATTTCCCCGGTAGTTGGTAGAGTCACCGAAAAACTTGCGAGGTCACCCACACTGGAACTGAACGGAACATAGTTGTTGATAAGAACCGAAGCAGTGTAAGTCGGGTTAGTTGCCGAAACAGTGCTTGAGGTTGGCTTAATAACAACAGTACCAATAGTGTTAATCAGAGGGTAAAGAAGAGCATCGATGCCACCAGCACCGAAGTCTTGGTGAAAGTCAAGACGCAGTGAACCAGACTTTAGTCCACCAACAACAGTACGCCAGCCTGAGCTGCCGAACGAAGTGGTCTCAACCTCGTCTGAAGAGATGTTAAGCTCAACAGAGTTAAGGTTTGATGAAATAGCAGTACCATTCAAGGTCACTGTTACATCAGTAGCTACAAATTTTGCCACAGTAGTTTTCTCCTAGCTTGCATAGCATTGGACATCAAATTCCGCCGCTAAATATGTTGTGTCACCCACAGTTATTGAGCCATAACTCGACAACTGAGAAACCCTCGTATCGTAGGCTACGCCCGAGAGTGTCCTATTAGATTCTACCGCTAATTTGATACTTGAAGTACCAGTAGATGAGCAGTAGGCATCTAAACTTCTTTGCGCTGACCGTTCAGCTGCACGACCCACAATAACCTGAATCGTGAAATTGTATTGACTCATACCACGGTTAAAATCTAAGTCGTATTCTGCATCATTGAAGGATACGACAGCCTGTGGAGGATTAGGGTTGTCCGGGATAACATCCGAAACCCTCAAACCGTTAATCGTTGCCAAGTTAGCAGCGATACCAGCCCTCAAATCTGAGATAGCAGCCATTAAGCAAACCTAGCCCTCTTATAAGGGTCAACCAACTGGGCTACATCTGGGTCGAGTCGTGAAGAGACACGCATAACACCCAAGTCACCGAAACCAGCAATACCCAAAGGTGAATCAAGACGCTTATAAATACGGCTTGCTTGAATAACACAAGCCTGTGTGATAGCGATAGGTGTAGAAGCATAACCCCAAACGCCTGTAACGCGCACTAAAGCCTCGTCACCGATAGTTGGGAACAAATAGTCACCAATAGCACGAATACGCGTGTATGGGGTGCTCAGGCCGTCTACATAGCCGTTTAGTGGCTCCAACTGGTAGTCGGTATTGGTCCAAGTGGTGTCAAACACATCACCGTCATCAGAGGTCACAATCGTAGTAATAGATTGTGCATCATCAATTTCAGTTACAAAAGAATCAGTAGCAGCAAACACACGAGTAGCAGTACCAGCGTTGTAGAAAATACGAGACGCATAACCGTCAATAAGGCGAGAAGCTGACTCTACAGCCATCTCTAGGAGGCTGTCATCAACAGAATCCGAGATACGAAGTGCGGATTTCACTTGTGCGAGAGTCGCATAGCCATTAGTAATTGCCATAAGTCTATTTTAGCCTCTCGAACGCAATCTGCCCTTAATATCAGTAGAGCTGATACCTGCCGTGTACGGCACATACATTAATGCTATACCACGCTCATCCAACCAGTCCTGAGTGAAACCCATCTGAGCATAATAATCGCGTCTAGCCCAATCAGAACCAACAACAATAATGTCAGGTTTAACTATCTCAATACTGATGCAAGAATCAGTGCCGCCGTAATTAGGAATAACATCATCAACCCAGCGACAGCCGCGCAGGACTTCGGACCGTTCTTCATAACTCATCACCGGAGCCTTCCCTTTGTATTTGGCAATAAACTCGTCCGTGTTCAACGATACAGTCACAGACCCAAGTTCTGCACATCGTTTCAGGAACGCTACATGGCCCCTGTGTAGCAGGTCGAATGTCCCGCCCGTGTACACTTTCAATCCCATCGGTTAGCCCTCCGGACTTGCAAACTCCACTGGCCTTGCGTGTAATCGTTTTCGGCTTGCTTCTTCTCCCAATAAGCGAGATTCGCCAAATAAGTCCGGTTATTCGCTGCCTGAAAACCGCTTTGCAAAGTCGAACTGTTCTCATGATGAACCACCGCCTGTATAGACTTTTTGTCTATACCTACATAGTCTATGCGGCGTTCAAAGTCATTATCGTCAAAGTACAGTGGGTAGAAACTCTCATCGTATAATCCGACCTCGCGGATAACGCGTTCACCAAACACAACAGCACTCCACTTAGTGTTGATGTGCAAAAAGTTCATAGCCTCCGGGTCTGCTTCCTCAGCAATAACCTGCAACGCACCCGGCTCAAACCAAGCATCATCATTCACCAACAACCAAAACGGTGCATACGGTGTTGACTTAATAATTAAATTCCAAGCCCCAGTGAGCCCAAGGCCATAAGGGACACGGATAAGCCACAAATGTTTAACAAGGTCAGGCTTAACTGGATTCCAAGACGCTTCACCCGAGTTGTCCACAACCACCAAATGCTCCACAGGATAATCAATAGAGCGCAGTAAACGGTCAGCAAGGTCAAATCTCTTAACTGTGCAAAAGCCGAGGACCGGAATCATCCCAGAATCTTCTGCAAAGTTGGTAACCAATGCTGTTCCCAAACTGTCTCAACATCAAACTGTTTAGCGAACTCCATAGACACTTTAGAGCGTTCACGCGGAGCGTTATAAGCCTGCTCAAGAGCTTCAACAATCGAAGGCACCAACGGAATCTGGAACCAAGACTTTTGAGCCTCATCCCAGAACGGCTGCCCATCAACCAACCAACCATCCTCAGCAACCAAATCCTGTGTAGCTGCCCAATTCGACCCAATCACACGAGTACCACAGGCTTGAGCTTCAACAGTAGGAATACCGAAACCCTCACCATACGAAGTGACCAACATCACATCCATAGCTGAATACAAAGCAGCAAGGTCACGCTGAGCAAACCCATACTGTAAATCAACCTGATTAGGAAACAACAGGTTAGCTTGCGGAATCCCAACCGAATGAGCCAAATCCAGCAGGTTAAACCCACCAGCCGGAAACAACGGGTTAGTGTGCACATACAGCACAGCATCCGGGTGCTTCTTCAAAAAGATACTGAAAGCTAAAAAGTTCTCCGCATACGCTTTACGGTGAATAGACCCGTTAGCTTTATTCGCCCCAACAATGCCCACAACGAACTGAGAATCTGTGACACCCATAAAGTCACGAGTGATTTGACCCTCAATGGTTTTAGTTGGCTTATAGGTTTTAGTATCAATACCGTGAGGCACATAAAAACAATCGATGCCTTTGTCTTGCATCTGGCGTACACCGAACGGGGCCATCGCAATCGGTGTCACATTAGATTGCTTCAGCCACGCTTCAACCTTTGGAGGCATGGTTGTATGGTCTAACGGGACCCAAGACGCGATGTTAATGTCTTTCAACAGTTTAGCGTTCAACACCCAAGTGTCATACAAGGTAATCAGTAAATCTTTTTTGTCTTTGAACTTGGCCGCAAAATGTTTATGATGCAGCGGTAGCACATCATTTGAGTAGGCTTCTAAACCGCGAGCATAATGCGGAATCTGACCATACTTAGTGTTAATGGTGCTGTTGTTGCCTTCAAGCCCATAGTTAGAGATGGCTGCGACTTGTGCACCGTCTCGTTTGAGGCGTTCAACCAAATACTCCGCTTGTTGCCCGTACCCAGTCGGTTGTCCCGGGGTGTTCGAATACAGTGTGATTACAGCGTCTAACTTTGCAGGTTTAGTCATAACAGCATTATAGCGTTATTGGCTTAAATCGTGTTTTTTCGCGTGTTCGCGCGGTTTTTGGCAAATCTTCCCCTGAAACCTTGGCAAATCATCCCCTATTCGCGCGTTCACGCGGAAAGTGGGCTGCTAAGAATCGCACTTTGGCAACACCATACGGTGCACCTCTCGCTACTTTATTCACGATGGTCAAGTAGCACAGCCCTAAACCTAACCCCAGCCGTTTGACCGACACTTTCGTATTACAGGGACGGTTCTGAGGTATCCGTGGACTGTCGAGAGTTGCACTCGCCGCCTCCAGTTGACTAGCCTCACACGAAGGCATCTCTCAGCGTTCTGTCATCAGTCCCTTAGCCCTAGAAGCACGACCACCGTCCGGAGGTCTGCCTCTAGCACTTGCCCCACCGTACCTTGGGCCATTGAACTTGTTGCACTTTCGGAGCAGTACGGCACAACAACAGTATACATAAAAGAGAACCCCGGAGCAACCTGCAATCTCCGGGGCCTCAGTTTAACTCGCTAGATTAGCTTGCAGCTCCAGCGAAGTACTTGATGTGACCAGCGTGAGTCAAGTTTCCATCAACTCTTAGGGTCGCGCGGTACCAAGTGGTGTCAGTGTCGAAACCGTAATCGGTTGACTGAGCGATGTTTAGACCGCCAGCAACACGAGCCTTGTACGAAGGTAGGTGACCGAAAAGAACCGACTTAGCTGAAGTAGCAACAGCAGCCATAGCAGGGTTCTCAATCACATTGTAACCAGCGAACGAGTCAGGCTGACCAACATTAACTTGGTATAGGTAGTTTCCAGCAGTGTCCTTCAGCTTACGCATAGCACCAATAGCTGAACCAGTAGCCATGTAAGCAACACCCGGTAGACGGCGAGCAGCACCATCAAGGGTGTACTGTAGGTCGATTAGGTTGTCAGCAGTGAACGCACCAGCAACACCAGTGCCACCAGTAACACCAGAACCAGCTGCGGTAACAACACCAGTAGGCTGAACAGTTCCAGTACCAGTGGTTAGACCAGCGTTAACTGCGTAACCGATAGCGTTACCAATCTCGTCAGCTAGAACAGACTGTAGGTTGAAACCTGCGTCTGATACAAGTTCGTTAGCCACAGGGACTAGGAACGAGTACTTGAAAGCACCGAGAGTAATTGATGAGAAGGTTGGCTCAGACTCAGCAATAGCCGATGATGCAGCCTTAATGGTTGCAGTCGAGTAAGCGGTCAGAGTTGGGATGGTTAGGTTCTCACCAGAAGCGGTTGAAATAACCTGTGAAACATCCAGCATAGGACCTACGAGGCGAGCTACGGCGAAAACTTCGTCATAGAAGCTCTTAGGTACAGTGTTGTCGCTAGGAACAAGGGCACGCTTCTCGAAAGAGTGTGAGCGAACCTCGCCGTTAGCGATTGAACGAAGGATGTCAGCATCGGTGCGAGCCGAAGCAGTTTCACGAACTTCGAAACCACGAGCAGCCTCAGCAGCGCGAGCTTCGCGCTCCTCAGCAGCCTTAACCTGCTCAATTAGAGCGGCGCGTTGGTCGATGTCGGCGTTGATGCGAGCAAACTGCTCGTTTTCTTCAGCGGTAAGGTCGCGGTTCTCGGTAGCGGCACGGTCAAGTAGAGCCTGAGCCTCGTTCCAAGCCTTTGCGCGAGCTTCCGACTGAATCTTTAGAAATTCAGACATGATTCTCCTAAATAAAGGGTTGATAAATACTTGCCGCGCTAACGCAGACAAACACGACGGTGCTAACACTCAATCGCTACATAATAGTTTAGTAGACACGCCGTAATAAACCCCGGGAATAGGGAAGACCCCGCAGGAAAACGGAAAAACCTACGGGGCCTTAAGGATGAGGGAAGGGAATACCTCATCTATATGCGATACTAGCGGACTTCATCCGCTTTCGCAACTCTAATCTCTCGCGTGTCTTTAACAGGTGCGTCAATAGCAACAATAGCGTCAGCCCACTTGTCTGCGAACTCAGCTACAACACCCGACTCAGGGTTACCTGCAACATCGAGAATAACTTTTTTAATCTGTTCCTTAGTAGCCATTACAAAACCTTTTTCTTCATTAGTTCAAGCTGCTTGCGTTTCAACTCTAGCAGATTAACCTCGATTTCTTCGATAGTCATTTCAGCTTTAGCAGTCAAAGCAGTTACAGCGTTGTTGATAATGTTTGCTTCTTCAATAGTTAGGTCTGCGCCTTCTTCAAGTTTCAGCATCACATCGCTAAGAGTGTCCTCGTCGACCTGTGAACGCTCAGCCAGTTTGTCGAACGAGCGAACAGTTGCAGTACCAGCAGTTGACGGGTAGGCAGGAAAAGCCACAACTGAAATTTCGAACAAACGGACAGACTTCAGTGTACGCTCAGTGCCGTCCTCGTTCCAACTGTCACCACCGGAAGGTACAGAAAAACCAAAGCTCATAGCGTTAACATCGCCACGCTTCAAAAGGGTTGCAGTGTCACGGCCCAACTGTGTGTCAGGTAGTTCGGCTTCAACCTTCAAACCGTAAGCATCCTCAGTCAGCTTTAAAGTACCGGCACGGAGTGAACCAAGTACAGCACCGTGGTCGTGGTTCCACAACAGTTTCACTTCGTTACGAGACTGAAGCGAACGCTTAAACGCACCCGGCTTGATACGCTCAATGAAAGGTAGAGGCTCAGACGGACTGTTCCAAACCGCTGCATAACCAGTAAAGGTCATTCCAGTACCGGACTCACGAACCTCAATGTTCGAGTTGTTAGTTCTTACTTCTTTTTTAGACATACCATTTCCTCTTTGGCCTTCAGCTTCTAGCCTATCAACAACTCGTTGAGCATACGCCATCGCCCGTTGAGCGCGGCGTTTAGTAGGACCGGAACCCCACAGCAAATGTGCAACCAATCCGGGACCCGGATAGTCAGGGTCAGACGAGTTGCTGTTCTTAGGTGCATCAAGGTCAGGCATATGACGGGCAATCCAAGCCGCAATCCTCACCCATTTATCGGCAGTGACATTACCTGCTGCCATGGCACGCGCTTCACGAATAGTGCTGTCTACTAAACCATCGCCACCGAAACCCTCTTCATAAAGTTTCAATCCACGGCGAGCAGCAGCCCGCATAAACGCAGGCGGGGTCAAATTGACTTCACGCTGTTCAACTAAAACAATAGGTTCTTCTTCAGGGTCAGCTAAAACATCCATAGCGGCTTCTTCCGCTTCTGGCTCCTTCTCAGCAACCATCTCAGGTCTAGGGCGGCGCTTCAACTTTATAATGTTGACGATTACAACCTTGTCGGTTTCCTCATACACGCCATCTTCTTGCTCATAAATGCGGATAGCCGCAACCGGACCAGCAATAACCTCTACCTCACCGAGATAGTCGTACTCTTCATCCCAAGTGACATAATCACCCACATTTAGTTCACCTAAAGCAGCGCGTTCACCCTCAAAAGGTTCGTCATCGTTGATGCTAATGGCAACAGCTTGGTCGATAGCAGACTGTTTAGTGTTGTGGCATCCGAAAACTTCGCCCCCGTCATCTTCGACAGCCCAACCGGAACATTCAGGGTTGTTTTTGGTAATAAAATATGGCATTAGTCTTGCCTCATAACTGTTAATTTGCAACTATCGATTAGCGCAGTTGCATTGATGGTTTCGTAAGGTTGCAGAATCATAGAAACTTCTTCACCTGCGCGTAGAACATAAGAGTCATTAACAGTGCCTAGCCAAATGCTGTTATAGCCGTTGTACTTCTCAGAGAAGCCGAGCTGAAAGAAAACATTTGTGGCCTGAGTACCAACATTACTGAAACGCATCGCATACTCAGTATTTGGCTCAAGAGTGTGAATCTTCTCACTATCAATACCACCACCGGCTTGGTTAGTAGCGGTGACATACTCGGCGCTGATAGTTGTGCCGCCAGTGACGCTTGTAGTGGCTTTTAAAATCGAACTGTGAGCATCTGAATAGTTGCGGTTTAGATTGTGAGCGGTGATAGGGTCACCAGTTGTGACAATGGTTGCGCCCTCAATGAGTTCGGCATAAACATTAGATGTATCGGAGATAATCTCGTAAAAATCTAACTGAGCACCAGTAGGCCCAGTCAGAATCGAGAAAGCAGTAGTCGCTCCATTAACAATGTTGAACTTTTGTCCAACAAGATAAATGTCACCCTCACGAGCTGATTCCTCAGATGTCTTAGGCTCAAGATTCTTTAAAACATACCGTCCAGCATCAACGGTAGGTGCAACGACAGTAGTAGCTGCCGTACCGACCGAATAAACTGCTTGACTTAGCATTAAGCTAACCTCGCTTCAACAATAACAGTCCCACCCAAAGCTACCAGTGTTCCATTAATTGTGATACCCGCAGCAGAAGTGTTTATGCCCACAGTTTGAGTCTGAGCATTGTAAGTAATCGGAGAAGTCGCGGTTACTACACCCGTTGGGCCTGTAGGCCCGGTAGCACCAGTAGGCCCAGTAGGTCCAGTTTCTCCCTGAATACCTTGGATACCCTGTTCACCCTGTGGCCCAGTCTCGCCTTGAATACCTTGCGGTCCTTGCGGTCCAGTCTCGCCTTGGATGCCTTGAATACCTTGTGGCCCTTGAGGACCAGTAGCTCCAGTAGCCCCTTGTAAAGCTAGAGGGTACCAATAAGTTGAGCTTTGACTAGGTATTTCACCTACAGGAGGATTGCCAGATGCAAACCATGAAGAGTTGTTATAGAAAACAGCATCATTATTTACATAATCTGTAGAATCTGACCATGTGCCCTGCCAAGTGATACCTGTAGCACCAGTAGGGCCAATCGGACCAGTTTCCCCTTGGATACCCTGTTCGCCTTGAGGTCCTTGAGGTCCGGTAGCTCCAGTAGCACCAGTATCTCCCTTATCCCCTTTAACGCCTTGGATACCTTGGATTCCTTGGATGCCTTGCGGTCCTGTGGCTCCGGTAGCTCCTCTAGGAATAGTGAAATCAAATATTGCATCACCGGAGGTTCCAACATTCGTGACCGTTGCGGAAGTACCGGCATCCCCAGTAGTTATTGTGCCTACGGTTATTGTTGCCGCATCACCCTGTGGGCCAGTTTCGCCCTGTGGACCAGTAAGGCCCGTCTCGCCTTGGACTCCCTGTATTCCTTGGATACCTTGCGTGCCTTGTTCTCCGCGAGGTAAAACAAAACTAACAACCTGATTAGGTGAAGTACCTGTAATAGTAACTTGAGCGTCACTGCCCGGGGCGCTTGCTGTAACAGTGCCAACGGTTAAAGTGTTAGCAGGCCCAATTTCGCCCTGAATACCCTGAATACCCTGCGGTCCAGCAGTTGCAGTCGTAACAATAACAGGTGATTCAGTTACAGAAATAGATATATCTGTGTCACTGACTATTACGGAAGTAGCAGACTCAACAACTGAAACAACAACATCGGTCATCTAGTCACATTACCCGTCACATTAAAAGCACCTTCTAGCAATCTAGTGACAGTGCCTCCGGAATTTATTTCTAAATCGTATGAGTAAGAACCGGCAGTAACAGCTGCGGTTGCGGTTGCAGCAATAGTAATACCAATAGTGCCAGCTGTTCCGCCAAGAGTAATACCGGAAGTGTTAGTCAAACTAATTAATGCGGTTGCAGCTCCGGCTGCTTCACGAACCTGCATGGCAGCAGTATAGTTAGTCAAATCTAGGGCGGCAGTTCCGACAGTTACCGTAAGGGTCCGGTCAAAAGTAGCACCCTGTGGGCAAGTAATGTTATAAGTTCCGGGATTAATCATTTAGACTCCGTAAACACCTTCAGGATTAGCAGGGTCAATCGTTGCAACACCCTGCAACTGGTTAGAAGGAACACCAGTGTGAGCAATAGCAGGCAAACCAAGAGCCGCAAGTACCTCTGCAGGGTCATAACCCACCTGTACAAGCCTTTGAGCCATCATCACCTTAGACTCCTCAGCCTTAACCGAAGAATCACTAATGTTGACATTAGCCAAAGGCACACGAACCTGCTCAGCAGCCGCATTATCCTGCGGAGTCAAGTCCTCAAAGCGGCGAACATCGTTAATCGTAAAGAAACCAGCCTGCAAACCAACGCTGTAAGCGTTCATACGGTTCTGAATGTCAGCGCGAAGCAAACCATCAAGGTTGAACTTTAGGAAAGCCTGCTGACCGCCCGGAACTGAAGCCAACAACGGAGTGAACGCGGCTTCCAACTTAGACACAATCGGACGCAAAGTGTGAACAACGAAAGCAATATTGTTCTGCTCCACTGACGAGTAAGTGTTAGTGCCGGGCAAACCTAAAAGGTGAGGCGGGATGTTGTAGGCGCGAGCCACATCCTCAACAGCCATACGGCGAGAATCAATGAACTGTGCAGCATCATTATCAACCGAAGTCTTAACATACTTAGCGCCACCCCAAAGCACACCAGTTTTGTGAGCTTTACGGAAACCCTTGTGGCGGTTGTCAAACCCATCCGCCAAGTTCTTAGCCTGCTCAGGCGTAAGGTTGCCCGGGAACTCAATAACACCCTGTGCAGTGGCTCCCTGACCGAAGAAACGAGCCGCATACGACTCAAGGGCAATAGCAAGACCCCAGTTCTCCTTCAAAGCCTCTACACGGCTCACACCACGGATTTCGCCCGGCTTAACCACATCAGGAACATGGATAACTTCATCAATCGGTTCAGAATCGTAAGTGTAAACGACCTTACCCACAGCAGTACGCTTAATAGTGACCTTCAGTGGGTTCAAAACCACCAAATTCACTACCTGACCGTCAGAATCGCGGAAAACACGCACAAAAGCGTTACCATCCAACAACATCGACACAATAGTTGCACCCCAGAAGGCTGCCGAAGTCGTATCAACATCAGGTTTAGTCACCCACGATGGTTTTGGACGGAAAGGAAAGCGTGCACCATCACGGCGAATGAAACAATCCAGCGGAAGAGTCGAAATAGTGTCAGAAATCAGTGAAATAGCTGAAAAAATGGCGTTAACTTTGAAAACAGTGT